CCTGCGCCGCCGGCTAATTTGCCTATCAGTTGCCGGGCCATCATCTGTGCCAAAGCTGGATTTGCGGTTCCCATTGGATTTGAAATCCTCGGTGGATGCTGACTACTTCTTGTCCGACCAGAACGGCTTGTCGCCACCTTCGGGGATCAGGCCAAGCGGATCTTTGATGTTGACGACAGGAGAATTGTTCACGTCGGGGCCGGGCTCGTTGCCAGTTCGCCCAACCGTAAGCGGGGACTTCAAAATCTCGGTGTTGAAATTGACCCCGAAACCTTCCTTGATCTTTGCCATGGTGCTGCTCCTCAATGCTGGGTTCGTAGTACTTGGTTGAACTTCTCGGCAGACCGACTACTTCCGGCCCACAGTGCTCTTACCGACACGCCGGTCAATCTTTTTGGTCATTCTGGCTACCGTATGCCGAGTGCCTACCTTGGCTAGCTTCATGATTGGTCTCCTTGGGAACCAGCAGGGGAAGAGGGTTACCGCCACCTCCCCTGCCGTTTCCTGTCTTGCGCATCGAACGCTTTCGGCGGAGAGGATGGGGTTAGTCCCCCACCAACTCCCACCCGCCGCCGAACGAGAGAACCGGCGAACCAGATCTCTCTACTTGCGAGCGGCGGTGCGCCGACGCCTGGTGGATCGTCTGCCTCCACGAGAAGCCATCCGCGTACCTCCTTCGCTCCGGGTCGCTGGGCTAGGCTGTGCGGGAATTAACCCGAGACAGCCGCCGAGCAGTTAAGAAGACGAGGCGCGAAGGCCAGCGGCACCGTCTCCGGGATGAGTCAGGACCGATGAGCCGAGCGAGATTTCTTCGCACGGTCAGCGATCCGGGCACGCATGTCGCGCAGAAACTTCCGGGGTTGGCCAAAGTCCTTGACGACACGAGAATCAGATTTCGAGGGGGTTCCGGCCATCAGGATGGTCTCCTTTCGGAAGTTGGTGCGCGGCTAGGATGGGGCAAGAGTAAAGCTCGGGAGGACGAATCCCCCCGGACTAACTACTTGCGCTTTGCGGCGGCGCGCCGCTCTTTCTTGGTTTCCTTGCGCTTGTGGGCCATGATGTGTTTCTCCTTTGCACGAGCCAAGCCGAGGCCGAAGCCCAGACGAGAGCAGAGTGCGATTAGGAGAAGGATAGAACGGAAATGAGAGGATGGGAACCCCCTCGCCATAACACCAATGCTGTGCGAGAGCAAAAATTAGTAGATATTGTGTATAAAAACCCGTCCCGAGTGCAAACCGCCATGGCGAAACTGACAAATAGGAATTCCAAATTCAGCAAGAACCCCAGTTCGTATCCACCAGTGAACGGTCTGCGGCCTGCGCCCCATCACTCTGCTGAATTCAGTAACGGTCAGCCATTGCCCCGGCCACGAGCAGGCGGGAACGCCTCGCGCAGAAGAAGCGTGATCCGGGATTGTTGTGGCTGTGACCGCTGTTGCCGTTTTCTCACCCGCCTTTATCATTTGCGGCCACTCTTAACCTTCGCCAGCGCGGCCAACGCCTGCGAGGTCTCCTGTTCCTTGGCAATTCCTTCAGGATCAGGATAGCCCAGCGTCCGAAGCCCGCGTTCTGGCCCGACCACGCCACTCTTCATCAGGTCAGGCGTAATCTTGCGCACAATCGCTTCGGACAGCGGCCGAACGCTTGCGTCGTCCAGCGCAACGTCATAAGTCGAGGGATCGACCATCCCATTCCACGACGCGAGGGTAATCCCCTCGGGACCACGATACGGCAGAGTGGTCTTGGCCTGATATTTGCACATCGTATCGAAGAAGAACTCGCCAGCCATCTGCGCCGTCTCGCTCAGGAACCGGCCGGCAAGCTGAAGCAAACCGGAAGATTGCAGAACAGCCGAATCAAATAGATCAGTCGAAACATTCCCGGCTCCAGGGTCACCCTGGCGCGAAGCGGAGAACCCGAGCACATCGTTTTGAAGGGAGAGAAGTTTCTCGGCGCCCTGGAGCGCGCCGCTGCCAATAGCGTTCGGGGTGATCGGCGTGGGAGGCTTCGACCCAGGCTTGATCGTCACAACCTCGCCCGGCAGCCCGCCAAACCCATCAATATCGATTCCCGTGTTTTCCTCGATCACCCAAAGCGCGTTGTTCATGCGCAAGCCATTCTCGAAGATTTGTGAGTAGAACCGTTGAGCTAAGCGCTGCATGTTCTCGGTCATGCGGGTAACAGGAATGCCCCACGGGCCAAACAGAGGCGGCAAAACGTAATTGGGGAAGATGGGGAATCGGGGCGCGGCGATGTCGCGACGGGGCGGGTATGGGTTGTCGCCGTCTTGCAGAATCACACCTTCACATTCTACGAGCCAACGTCCGTTGGGATATTTCAAACGGACTTCCGGGTCGATCAGCGAAGTCGCTGGAACGTCATCTTTCTCGACAGTTTCGCGAGTGTAGTCACGGCAGAAACAATGCCGAACGAGCACACGCCATTCACTACTCTGGGTGCGCGCATTCTGACCGGGCATACCAGGCATCGAGGACATTGGCCCCTGGGGCTGCGTAATCCCGTAGCCGGAATCTCCGGAGAATGGCTGAAAGCCGCCAGAGGTATGCCGCGGGGAAATCGCCCGGGAAGTTTCCGGCCACTTCAACCGGACATCTTCAAGATTCATCCACGTGCCCCAGCCCGCGTAGGCTGGGTTCCAAGTGTAGTCGGCCCCTGGGTCAAAGAAGACGAGGCGCGGGTCGATACTGCGCGCCCACATGCCGCCACGGGCACGAGAGAGATCCGGGTCAAATCCAGCAACAATCCACCCGGCGCCACAGTAGCGCGCGGTGAGTCCCGCCATGAGCAAGTGCAGGTTCATCTTCGAGATTTGCCACTGAGCCTGAAGGGAAACTTCGCGGGCAAGGTCACGCGCGGATGAAGATGGAAGCGAAGAGTCAGCCTGCTGAGCCCCGGAGTACGAAGGATCGCCGGCGCCAGCGGAGGGGAAAATGTACATCCGCGGAGAGAGGTTGCTGACCTGGTTCGCTTCCTCCAGCATAATCCGTTGCAACATCGGAATCGAAAGGGAAGGCCTATAGACCGGGCCTGGGGTCATCGCGTCTTGGAGGTTGTAGAGCTTTTCAGCGTTTTCCGCGAACGTTTCGCCAAGGCACTTGTTGCGGAAGGAGTCTGAACTTTCTCACCATTCAGAAATATGCCGGCTTCTTGGGTCAATTGACTCCTGCTTTTGGGACTTGCGCGCGGTGCCCATCAACACAAGGTTGCCCATCTAATCCTCTTCCTATGCCCGCGAACGAGTACGACGACGGACGCCGCGTTTGGTTTTCTTGCCACCTTCACCGATGGTTGGAAACTTACGATGAACAGCGGCACGGACCTTAGATTCTACCGCTCCGCCCTTGTGCGCCGCGCGGCTCAAGGCTGCTCTGGCGTGAGAAGCATCCTCGATGGGAAAAGACCGATCTGGTCCAGCGAAATCTTTCGCCGGCAACCGATTACGTGTCTTGGAACTGAGCTTGGTCATCAGCTTTCCTTCCAACAGAATAGCACAAAATCACGCCCGTTTTCGATTGCGCTTGGACTGAGATTTCTTCACCACGGAATTGGCCCCCCGGATCGCACGCGAATCTGAACCAGTCCGTTTGAGGATGGAGTTTGCCACATCCCGCCACTGACGTTTCTTCTTGGACGATGTGGCCTTCTTCGTAAAGCGAGCGGATTCAGCTGGAGTCCAAGGCATTGGCTTATCTCCGCTTTCCTGCCGGACGTGGCACAGAACGCTTCGGCGTCCGCTTAACCGGCTGCTTAGCCGCGGCCTCTGCCACCGCTTTCGCCTGAAATCCCGCATTCGCCTTCCGTACCATGTCGTCATGCCAAGAAGTATCTGGCCGGCGCTGAGGCGTGGGGATAGAGTTGATCCAACCCCTTACGGTGTCAGAAAGACGCCGCGCACCCTGCGTCAATCCACTCGCATCCTCCTGCGCCATGGCGGTTATCCCCGCTTCCTGGCCGCGCGCTTGCCGGACTTTTTCTCAGCCAGGCGAGTGGCTTTACGTAGGAATGAGACGGGGTGAGAGCGACTTTCCAATTCTGGCGTTTCCTGACTCTCTGGTGTTCCACGATCTGACTTCATTTACAACCTCCAATCATGCTTTGACCGCGACGATATGGTCGCGGCTGACTTCCAGGGTTTCGCCGTTGGATTCATAGGTCACGACGCCCAGGTTGATGGCTGTGATGACATGGACGGTGGGATCAACGGTCTGATCGACACGCAGAATACGGAAGGAAGAGCCAACAACAAGGATGTCAGGCTGAATGCCGGGGGCGAACGGCTTGAGCGGCTGCCCATCCGAACCAATGCCCTCCGGACCTACTCCATACGAGCCAGGATAGTCCGTACCATCCGAGTGCTGCGTCCAGTTGTCTCCTTCGCCATAACGGCCCGTACCAGAACCAGAACCAGAACCAGGAGCGGCCGCTGGCACATCAAACTCAGCGCGGAACCTCGTGTCCGACCAAACCGAATACAAGCCGTGGCTGTCCTGCACAATCCAATCGCCAGGAAAGGCGGGGATACCGCCAGCAGTGGTTGGAACCAGAACGGCGATCTCAATCAGCGGGCGAGCCTGGGAAGCCAAGCGAACTCTGGCCAGGGGATCAACCGGAGCAGCAAGGTAAGACGTAGGCAAATTCGCCGGATTGACGTGGCGGAACGGTTCCTCACGGACTGGAAGACCAAGGAAAGTGCCCGGGGAGGCGACTGGATCAGTCGAAGCGGGAGCAAGCGCTCCCGCGGTGCCAGGATCAAGCTGGCCAAGAAACTGGACAGCGAGAATAGGAGCATCAATGCGAGGCGAGTAACTGGCCAAGGTGGGCTGATTCGGGTTCGGGTTCGGGTTCGGGTTCGGGTTCGGGTTCGGGTTCGTGGGCTGTGTCATGGAGTCCTCATTAAACTACGTTCGACGGTTACCGACACGCGGACGGCGGCGCTTGGCAGACCCACGCACGGGCCGGCGGCTGATGTGGGAAGCGGGGGAGGAGGCTGAGCCTGACTCCCCCTCGGCGTCTGAAGTTACGCCAGTTTGCCCATCTCGTTTAGAAATGGTCCGTTTCTTGGAAGACTTAGCCGAGCCGCCACCGCCGAGGGCTTCGTCAGCGTGGCCCAACGCCTCTTCCTTGCTGGAGGCAACGCGAGTAACCGTGCGACCCGACTCACCCTTCTTGCCCGAGCGTTGATGCCAGCGGACGACATGACCGTTGTCAGCCGGGGATATAGTGACTTCAGGTGGAGTGGAGTCCGAAGGGTCAGAGGGCGAGGCGTAATCATCCACGACGGCGGCTCGCTTTCTTCGTGGTCTTGCGGCGGGTCCGGGTTCCGCCGCGCCGCGAGGAAGAGACACGGTGCGGTGTGGAGACCGGAGGGCCACCGCCGGAGCGGCCCGGCGGGCGCGCATCAGGATCGGTGTAATCTTTCCGTGGATTGACTGGAAGAGAGGAAGAAAACTCAGCCGGAGCGGTGGTCTGGTATTTGGCGCG